ATGACGAGTAAGACTTCCTTCTGGTGCCTTGATAGGGAAGTAGAACACCGTAGTGGTGTCGCCCTTCATCACACACGGTTCAGAATAGACTCCTTGATCCTTGAGAAACTGCGTGATAGGGTCTTTGTTATCAGCCCGCACAGTTCGAAGATAATAAGGAGAGTGCCGAGTATGAAGACCACTGGCGCTATTAACAAGCTGACTAACAGTACCACTTGGCTTAACGCAAGTAATCGCAGCACTCTGGTTGATTCCGAGCCGCTCTGCCCATTCTTTGTTAGTTTCGATAGCAACTTGTCTAAGTCCACTAAGAACTTCAGGCTCTCCGAGAAGAAGGAGATTGTCGCAGATACCGGTGAGACTAACACCAAGAAGACGTTCTTCATTACACGTATCCTGCCATTTCTTTCTTAGGTACTTGAAGTCGGTGAAGGTGGATTGGATCGTACCCAAGATAGTTGCAATTTGCACTTTTCTTTCAAGGCTGGCGATTGTGTCTTTAGCGCGGACGACAACCTCTGTGAGATTACAGAATTGGAAAGGCCGTAGAATGATTTCGGAGCATGGGTTAGTCCCAAAATCATAATCTGGATTACGTCGCCCATTTCTAGCTGCAATTCGTTGGCAAGCTGCTCGGCTGAAGAATCCGGGTTCTCCTGATTTACTTTCATATAGTTCTGTCCACTTGTTCATAAAGAAGCCAACATCAGGCTTCCGGTTCTCGTACACTGCGCTGTTGTTACTCAGGGCACGATGAGGATTATCATTCCACCACGCACCGAACTTAGCCTTCGACATACGGTCATCCGTACAATCGAACAGACTAATCATTGCCGAACGACGTACACCTCCAACTACGACGATGTCAGCGATCTTGCACATGATGTCGTGGCACTCTACACTAGTGAGCCGCCTTCCAGCAGCACGCTTGAATAGAACAACGCTGAAGCGAAAGAGGTCTTCGAGAGGTTCGGGTCCAGAAGCACGTCCTCCAAAAGTTTTGAGACGTTCTCCGGCAGGGCGTACTCGTGACGTGTCCCATCGTGGGACTTGACCTGCAATGAGTAGTGATACGAGTTCCCGATAGGCTTTGGCCCACCCTTCTTTACTATCTGCAACGACAATAGTTGAGTCGGTGTCTTGGAAGGTTTCAGAGATTTTTGGAAGTTGGTCAATGTATTTCTCCTCTACGGAATAGCCGACACCAGTACCACACATAAGAATGTACATACACTCGTCAAACGAACGAGGGCTATCAACGGGAAGGTACGCACAGTTGTAAGCAGGCACATGGCAGCGGTCCATAGCAGGGCCAGCAGTCATAAGCGCCCGCATAGAAGGCATCACTTCAAGGTTGTAGATGGCGTCACGAAGTTCAGCAAAGCTCTTATCAAGATCACCTGCCTCATACCCCGGCCCCGCCTTGTAAAAGTCGTCGATACGATTACGGTAATACTCAACCAGACGCTCTACAGTCTCGTCCCAATTCTCTCGGCGGTTTTCGTTGTCAAGCCATCGTGCGTAACGGCTCTTGTAAATAAACTCAGAAAAAGCAGAATCAAAAGGGTTGTTATTTTTGTCGCTCAAGAATGTTCTCCGTCTACATCAAAACCTTCATAACTACTCGGGAATGGATTATTCGCCAATCTTATTTTCCTTCATTGCTTGTCCGAGCGCACCAAGAAAGGCCGTCCAGAAATTGACGTCAGAGAGAGTTGTTTGTACAGTCTCCCTCTCTTCGTCTGTGTTCAGTTCAATCGAGATACTCTTGTTGCCGCCGTACGCAACTACAAGCGTGTTTTCGTCAAAGAAGATAGCTGCTTCGTTTAGTTCTTCCATTAGTTAAGCATTCCTTTCATAGCTTCAGGGATCGGCAAAGGTTGCCAAGGCCAGTCAAACTCAACAGGAGCAGAAGGTAGTATCTTGTCTCCTACTACAAAGAGAATAGTATAACCATGGACAAGCCCATCAGAGTCGGTATTAAAATGCACACCAACTTTAGCTTTGTTCTGTAGAAAAAGTTGTAGCTTTTCTAGGATAGTCTCGTCGTCCCACTTGTTTTCAATTTTATCTTTTAAGCTGGCACTAGACAATTATTAAGTTCCCTATATCGTTTGATAAACATTCGGCGGGCCATCAAAGGACTCATCCCCATAGCCTCTACCTTTCGAGTTGCTCTCAAGTCTTGGTGCCAGAGAGTGTCTTTGACTCCGTTGTTGGCAACTGACTGTCGTTCCTGCCAATACATTCGTTTGTCGGCTGAGTGCACTTCAGGATGATCGAGGTCTTCACCAAGTCCAAAAGCTCCTGCAATTGCTCGTTGTACTCGATCTTCAATTCGCTTGTACTCTGGCAACAGCTTCTTGAGGGGGCTTGACACGTCTCCGAGATACGCTTCCGAAGCGTCGTGTAACAGACCAGCGAGAGCAAGGCGTTCGGGAACAATACGAGAGACCAAAACACTGTGTTCGGCAACACTATAAAAGGTATTGACATGGCCAGTGTAACGGCACAGGTTGCTAAGAGCCGTTGCAATTTCTTCAATATCATACTCGTATTCTTCCGGTTTAAGAATGTCAAAGAACTTGCCACTCAGTGTAGTGATTGACGATTTAGTCTGTTCAGTCATTGCCCAGTGCTTCCCATGTCTTCGGGAACCTTTTTTTCGTTCTCTCTATTGCGAAGGATAAGTTCAAGGCGCGCGAGGGCTCCCCAAGCGGTGTGGGCAGCATGAAGAAGTCCACTATCAGGGTCCAACACTTCGCCTTCTCCCTCTCGGACAAGGTGTCGTACCATTGCATCAGAGTAGCGATTGACTCCGTCGTCCACTCCTTCCCATCCTTTCCATGCGTACTTGGAAGCACCGAAAGCGGAAATTGCGGCAACTTCTCGAACTGCGCGAGGGAAATAAGAAAGGACGCCCCGATAGATTGGAGCCTTTCCGGCGTCATACTTGATCGTACCTTGTGCGATCTTCTCTTGTGGGTCATTGGTGTATTCACCCTTGGTGATGTTATCATTCGCCATAGCTCATAAACTCCTTAATTTGTTCAATGTTTTCTAGGATACGGTCTTCTAAAAGCTCGACAAGCTCTTCGAACATGTCGTCTTCATCACTCATCAATAGGTCTACTAGTTCGGTAGGAGTAAAGTAGTCAAGGATTTGGTTCTTAAAGAATTCATCCACGTTAAATCATCCGTTCTTTCTTACCGTCGTAATACGAACCACAATCCTGACAATGAAGCTGCTGGATACGCATGGTCTTAGTCCTACGATACTTACTAATGTGAACATGTTCACTGCCACAGTTAGGGCAGGAGTCACGCTTGGTGTCTGCAAGATACGGGTGGTTAGGAATGAATTCACGAAGCTTGAAGTAAAGCTCTTCAGTCAGTCGAACGTCCTGAATGCAATAGTCTTCCATCTTCTTCTGTGCTTCTGCGTCACCGTCCATTACTCTACGCCACAACATAAAGCCTTCGTGTTCAAGCTTGCTTGCTCCAACAAGGTGAGGACCAACATAAGCCAGACGATTAGAGAAGAAGCGCATCTTCTTACGCCAGAACTGTTGAAGGTCTAAGGAGGTTGGCTGAGGCGGGGCAGGAATGCTGTACCGAGCAAACTCTCCGTTAAGCCAAGGAAGATCGAACCGGTTCTGGTTGACACCAATAACCATGTCGCTCTCTTCAATAAGTTTGGCTGTACGTCGAAGCATGTCCTTGGTGCCGTGGCCCCACTCGGTGAACATGTACTCTTCGCCATCAACCCACTTAGCTCCTACACAGAGAATACCCGGAGACTCTACAATCTGATCTACGCCAATGTTTTCTTTGAAGCCCTTCCAAGCGTAGACCAAGGCAGGCTTAGTCTCGATGTCAAGGGTTAGGATTTTACTTTTACTAATTGTACCACTCCTCGGGAATGTGTTCACCCTCTTCCCAAGGAAAGCCGTGCTTATCGGCCCATTCCCCATAGGTCAAAGAGTTAGGTGATTTAGTTATTCGGTTACTAGCTCGTTGGAAAAGCATTCGTATATCGAGCGTTGGATTTTGTTTCTTAACTCGAAGCATCTTTCCTCGGTCTCGGTTGTTGAAGTATCCTTTAGATTCAACATACACGCCATTTCCAAGGTCAAAGTCTGGGATATAGCGGGCAGTCGTATGGTAACTGATAACGGGTGACTTCGGTTCGTATACCAATCCTTTGATACGTCCACTAGCATTCTCCCAAATTCGCTTCTCAAACTTACTTCGGAACTTCACGCTCGGGACACCTCATATACATCAGGTGTCCTTACAACCTCAGTCAGATAGCGAGGTCCTTGTGAGTAGATAAACGTACGGACGTCAGGGAAGCAGCGGAACTTATACTGACAGTACGAGCAACCTGTGTCGAGCTTCATGTTACCAGACTTACCATCGGGCACTGGTTGATAGCACAACTCAGGAGGTTCAGGTTGTTCAACCACCTTCTTCAGGTGTTCGATACGCTCCTCAGGTTTGTGGTGCTTAATGACCTGAGCCTTTAGGACAGAGACACACATCTCGCCAGACGACTTATCAACAGCAAACCACGCAGCGTCCTTGTCAGGGGTCAGTACGTTAGCGTAGCCAGCAAGCTGTTCTACGTAACCGAACGGATCGTCCTGCTCGACCGTACCTTTTCGGAATTTTTCAAATCCATAAGAACTTGCTGACTTGACATCCACAACTGTTCCATCAATGATCGCGTCAATGCTACCTGTGATACCGTTGACTTCAACTCCGCCTTGCTCATCTGTGACACTGTGTCCTGCTTCCTTTGCTAGATAAAGATACAACTGTTCGATTACATCACCGTAAAGGAACTTCATAAACGTTTGAGGACGCAACTGCTCCTCGCTCTCAGGCTCGGGGTGAGCCGCCATCCACACTTGTCTGTCCTTCTTACCGAGGGACGAGAAACGAATAGGCCTTTGCTGGCTTTCCACACGGCCACTGAGTCGCTGTTGGAGTATTTGCTTAAGGTTGGTACAGAACTCCTCTAGAAGGGCCTCAGAGGCTTCGTGCTTCTCGTTAGGGTCGAACAAAGAGTAGATGTCGTCTACTAGAGTGTTAAGCTGTTTCATCGTGTGTTGGCCTTTGAACAGTTCGTGTAATGCTGCCTACTTCAGCAGAGACTTTCTCCCGGTTTTCGATGAAGCAATTCTTAATGCTGTCATGAGGAATTTTATCAGGGAAACTATTCATAGCTTCTCTGATAATCTTACGAGCGACACCTGCATGTTCTGCTTCAACAGTAACAGTGATAGTGTCTTTGAATGTGTTGATAACTTCTACAGTATAATCGTAGGTTTGCAATAATCTACTCCAATAAAAAGGGGCGGGCCTTTCACCCGCTGGGAGCCTTACGTACGGCTCTCTATGGCAAAGTACTATTAGAACGGAATGTCGTCGTCGAGGTCTTCAAACTCTTCCGCTCGTGCCTTAGTCTTAGGCTTAGGAGTAGCCTTTTCCTTCTTAGCTGGGGCCTTGTTGTTGTTATCCATCCCTGCGAATGCATCCGACACGTATTCAACATAGTCAGTGATGCGGATTGCCTTGCAGTAGATGCTCTTCTTCTTGCCGACACCCCAGTCAACAATCGAAAGCTTTACGTCTGCCTTCGAACCGTTACCGATCAGGCGGTCTTCGCCCCACGGCTTACCCTCGTCGTCATAGATAGTGAACGGGGCATTCTTCTTACCGTCTCGATCAAACTCAGGCTTACGAAGCATGAGATAATCTCCACGACCTTCAGCCGCCTCTCGTACCGCTTCAGCCTTTTCTACCTCACCTCGATCTTCAAGACGGTTGGCATAGGCCATAGGGTCCTTCAGTCGGTCGAGAAGACGATGTTCCTTGAGGAAGGAGCTATCTTCGGGTTCAAACTCGAACGTCCATTCCTTACCGTCTCCATCGTAGTTAGAGACAAGGGCCTGATCGCCAACGATCTTACCCCAATAGATAGTGCCACTAGCGAACACAGTAGTCGATTTACCAGCCATATACTTTCATTTCCTTTTCTTTGGTAGAGAACCATACCCTACCCTAATATTATAACACGTATTCAGTTATTGTCAAGTAAAAATTACACTTCTATTGTCATGGGGGCCCAGCCCGGATTTTCCCCGGGATACCCACGAGGGTTGCAAACAACTCGAACCCCGTCAACAACGGCTTCGTTACTGGCGTGAGTGTGTCCGTGACACCACACTAGGATTTGCTCAGAGAACTCTGTAAGAAGAGTACGCATCAACGGGTTGTGATACCATTCGTTGCTGAAAGAACCTTCAAACTTAGGGTCAAGAGTTTCAGTACAAGGAGCGGTGTGAGTAACAACAACACCTTTGTATTGGTGATCTTTCCACTCTTGTAGGGTTTGGTGGATGTTAACGTAATCGTTGTAGGCTCTGTTGTTTACTTGATCTTTCGTAAGGACACAACGTTTCGAGTCGTTCATGTACCGTTGCCAAGTGTCTTCCTCGGTTACAACGTACCACCCGTTACGAAGGACTACGGGAACATTGTCGAAGTGTCCGCTACCGGGATAGCGCTCTCGAAACCTTGCTTCAGTTTCTTCGGCAGTACGTTTCCGTGACAGGTTAGAGTAGTGTTCGTGGTTGCCCGGAGAAGCAAGGACGTTAAAGCCTTTCCTCTGAAGTTTGTCGAGAAACTTAAGCCCTTCAAGACCGTTTGCTGTATCTCCTGCCACGATTACATTTTGTTCAAGTAGATGGTACGGAGTCTTTTCTTGCGGGAAGTCTACGTGCATGTCAGAGATTAGTGAAAACTTCATGGTTTAAGGCCTCTTTCTTTTAGGATGTTGTCCAGCAGAATAGGACGAAAATTAGTATGTTCTACGCAAGCGCAGTAGTAACGAGTATCTGGTTCCATTAGCTCACCACGATAACCTGTAACCCTGACTTGATTAGCGTGAAGGTGTCCGTGAATGTTCAACTTCCACCTACTAAGACTTTGCTCATGGATAGGGATGTGAGACATAATGAAATCTCTTTTAACTACGTAGCCTCGTACGTCGTCAAACAGATCAAAGTACTGTCGCATCTTAGGGGGTTCGTGATTCCCCGGTACTAGTACCTTGCGCCCTTTAAGACGACCAACACTGTTGTGCATGTCCTTGTTACTGAAAGCGACGTCTCCAAGGATGTACACTCGGTCTGCGTCGTCTACAACCTCGTTG